CCATCAGCGACTACTTCCAAATACTCAGCCGCCGTTAGCACATCATCGAAGGCTCCACTTTTGTCCCCCCGATCTGCCGACGCATACTCGTCCAGCTTAGACTCAAGCTCCATGATCCCGTCAAGTACGTCATCGGGATAAAGCTCCTTACCTTTCTTGGCGACCACAGCTTTACGGAATTTATCAACTCTCCTTTTCAGCTTCGCTATAGTCACGCCTTTCTGGCCCTCGTCAGCTTCCTCTACTATGGTTTTGGTTTCTTTGCTTATCGTCCTAGCGAGCTTGTTAAGATTTTCAACAGCGACTTCCTCTGCTTGCTGGGCATCTGCTTCTTCCTGTTGCTTTCGCGCTTCTTCCTGTGCCGCTTGTTCTTCCCCCCTTTGTGCTGCCAACTGTTCGCGCTCAGCAATCATCTCACCTCTTAACTGATCTGCCTTCCGCGCTCTTTCCGCAACAGCGTCAGGGGTGGTTCCGTACCGCGCAGCTTGGATGGCGGCCTTGTCTCTCCTTGCTTTTACCTCTGCTGCTTGCAGTTCTGCCTCGAAATCTTCTTCATCAATCTGTTCCGACAGGGATCTTTTTTTGTTCTCGGCGAGCCGTTCCCTTTCCTGCCTTGCCGCAATAGGGTCATCAGGTATCTGCCCTGTGTTCTTTGCAAAAGCTATCTGTGCCTTTGCTCTCTCATCAAAAGCCTCCTCGTCCCTTCGATTTTGTTCCTCCCTTTGAGCTTCCGGCCCCATCATGCCGCTCATGGCATCTTCCCGAAGTACATCCAGCTTCTCTGCGGCGGTTAAGTCTGCACCCTTCTTCCTTACAGCCTCCTGCAACAGCGCACTTTCCGCATCGGTCAGCTCACCCCCGGCTTCAGCCTTCAGCATTATATCCTCTATCAATGCCTCTGTTTCAGCTTCTGCCTTTGCCTCCTCCGTGACAGATAAAATCTTATTCTTAGTTTGATCGTAAAGTTTCTTGGCGAGAGGGTCTTCGCTTCCCGGCACCCCAAGGAGCCTGTTGTACTCCTCCTGCACCTCTCTGGTAAAACCTTCCTTCGCCTCGCGCTGGGCAAGTGCCACTATGGCTGCGCTGTTTGGCCCCTCATAGGCTCTCCTTGCCACTTTCTCTGGCGTGTCAGGCTTAGTGGCTACCCCGTTCGAGTCGATGTGATAACCGGCTTGCGCTGCCCTTAACTGTTCTTCCTTTTCCAGCGGCTCATCGGCAAGAATCTTTGCGTCTAAGTCATTGGCGACTTCAGGGTCAATCCCGCTATCTATTTTTTGCTTCCGGAAAACTTTTGCCCCTATAATGCTTGACGCTAGACTCAGGATTACACCAGCCGCGCCACCCACCGCCGCATCCTCCTTCCAATCTTTCAGCACCTCACGGTCTGGGTCGTATGCAACTATCCACTGGGCTATGACATCCCCGCCTAATCCTTGAAACCATTCTTGAGCCGCCTCTTCTAACCCTTCCCGTCCTGCGTCAACTAGAGCTTTATAGAACCCTTTCCCACCACCCATCCCAGTTATGCGCCCTATCATCTTGCTTATGGGGAGAACCTCGGTGGTTCCTAGTCCTGCGTTTAGGAGGTATGAGCTAAATGCCTGCCCCGGTGATGCCCCGTTCGCAACTGCGTCATGGTATCCTACTGGCCCTGCTACTATTGCCCCAACTCCTGCTGTTACCCTAAAATTAATTTTGGTAGCGGCTTTCTTTAAGAACGCTTCTTGAGCTTCCGTGGCGGCCTTTAGCCCAACCTCTTCAGCAACCTCCCTTGTCGCCTTTTTCTCTAAAGCTTTTTCAGTTGTCTCTTTTAATGTTTTCTCAAATAATTCTTCTCCACCTTTCTTTAATCCGCGCTTTAGAATGTGACTGATGAACCCTCCTCCGACAATAAAACCTGCACCTGAACCAACGCCGTGGAGTGCTTTTGTCTTAAAGAAGTCATCGGACATTTCCCTTTGCTTCCTTTCGGATATTTCAGGTGTAAGGAATTGGTGAACGTCTTTCTTGATGAACTCGGCTGTTGCTCCCGCTGCCGTTTCCTTTGTGTCTTTGGCGGTTAGGAAAGGTAATGCCCCCCCATCTTCTGCCCCCAATGCTTGTCCCGCCAAAGTGCCAGCAATCCCAACTGTTTCAAGGCCACCTGTAACTAAGTTCTGCTCGGCAAAGCCCTTCATGAACTGGGTGTACCCCTGCTTTACTGCGTCCCAATTAGAAACCGGGCTTCCATCATCACCGCCGCCACCACCCAAAGCGGAGTAGTCTATCTCGGCCATCTCAACCTTTGGCTCGGTTGCTTCAGCCTCTCGTCCCCAAATCCTTCTTATGTCTACCTCGAACGACGGGTCTGCTTTGAAGATGTCTTCGAGCTTGTCCTTGTGTTCTTTGGCGTAACGAAGAGTGATCTCATCATCCGTCAATGAGGTGCCGGGGTTTTTACCCCTGTAAGATTCAACAAGTAGGTTGGCCATTTTTTTATTGAGTAGCGGGATTCCGTGCCCACCAGTTATTACCAGCTCTTAACTTTCTAACAGGCTCAGGAGGTTGTTCCATATCCAGCAGCGCAGGTGTTCCTTCAGGTGTTCCTTCCCTGTGGTAGTAGCCTACGTCCATGTTCCTTCTTATTTTCTCTGCCTCCTGTTCACGGGGAAGTAGCTGTCCCATCGATGGAGGAGCTTGGCCCAGTTGTCCCCGTATTGCCTCTATCGCGCCGGGAAGCCGAGGGTCGTAATCGCCTGGCTGGGCAAAACCCCCGTAGAGAGCTTCCCTCATCCGGCTCAACCCTTCCTGTGCTTCTCGACTTGTTGCTGGGCGCCCTTCCGTTATTTCGCTGACAGCCTGTGCGTCTAGCGGCGTAGATTGTTGCTGCGGAAGTAGAGCGGGATAACCTTCAGGTGTGCCTTCTCTGTGTAGGTAGCCGCCCACCCCCGGCATTGGTGGCGGTACAGGACTTGACTGAACAGGCGCGGGTGCAGCAGGAACAGGCACGGCTTGAGGAGCGGCTTCGTTAACGGGTGTCCACCACTCACGGGGGTTGGTGCTGATTCCCCCATTGGCAACAGTAGTGTTGAGCGGTTGTCCTTGCGGTTCCTCTCTCGCAGCCCTCGCAGCTCTTGCCGACTCTATCTCAGCGAGCGGATCGCCTTCTACGCTTTCTGGTTTAGGCTCCTGTGCTGACCTGAAAAGAGGCTTGGTGAACTCGCCGGTCATCACATTGTACCTGTTCATTGTTGGAAAGGCTGTTGTGATGCCCCTCATCTCATCCCGTATTTCCTTAGCTCTAGCGTTTGAGCTTTGCTGGCTGGCGACGTTCTTGTCTAGCTTAAGTTTTGCTGTCCAATATTTTATTTCCGCATCTGTCTTGGCAGCCTCAAAAGCTTGTTGACTTGCCTGTCCCCATGCCGCCAGCAACTCTGTTCTGGCCTCGGTAGGGAAATCTTGGTGCCACATATTCATCGGCAACATTGGCCCATCTGGACCGTCAGGGTCATGTACCGGCAAGTCTCCTATGATCACTTTACCGGCGTTTTTCTTCCAGTTCTCAGTCAGCAGTTTATAATCGGAAAAGATTACCTCCATACCTGGTTGTGATAGCGTCAGCGTGGAGGCGATTCGCTCTTGAGTCATGGCCGTTTGGTTTCCCGCTTCGTAGTCAGCTATTATTCCGTCTGCCCTTTCCCTTATTTCTTCCCCTTTAAGTTCGGACAATTCCCCTGCAAGCTCTGTGTACCTAGCCTTGGACGCTTCAAATTTCCGCTGCCAACCCGGCGTGTTTCTCACTAATTCGTCTGCTTGAGACTTCCTCCATGTGTCGATGGCGGGCTTAAACCTTGCTTCCATGCCTTCCATCTCGGCCTTCTTCATCTCACCCCTTGTGAGCCGCCCGATCTCTTCCTCGCTTAACAGTTTGTATTCCCTGATAACGTCGATGTTAGACATGAGCCTACCCTGTGGCCCCAACTTCTCCTTGTGGGCAGCTATGTCTTGGTTGAGTTGTGCTGAGTTCTTCCCTTCGGTTGTCAGTCCGTAACGGTTGGCTTCAGCTATTGACATCTCCAGAGCAAAGTCTTCTGCCTGATCTATGCGCCTTTGTTCAGCGGCAAGAGTTCGCGCATTAGCTCGCTCCTCGGTTGCTATCTTCCGTGCATCAGCTCGCTCCTCGGCAGCCAGCGCTTCACGGGCAGCTCGTTCCTTTGCTTGGTGGGCGAAGATGCCCTGTATATTCTGACGCATGGGAGCCATTGCTGACTCGTAGACATCCATTCCAGTATCCTTGATTGGCATTATTCTGATCCTTTCCTTTGAGCATCAAGCTCCTCTATAAGCAAACTCACTAACCCCGTATTAAATAGTTTGATGTCATTTGGAGACATTATCCACCTTTCCAGCTTGGGGTTTTCAGCAAGTCGCACAGCTTCGTCACCGGCAAACACGATAGGAGGCAGGGGTTGTTTGTCTGCCAGCATTGCGTTGAGTTCTGAAATCATTGTCTCCCGGTCTTCATACCTTGGGGCCATCAGCAGCTTGTCGTTAGGTATGTCCTTCAGCCCTAGTATTTCATCTGGTGGCAGCTCGTAGGTGTACCGCGAATACAGAGGCTCATCTACAGGAGGGGGAGGAGGAGCTGGTGCGGGAACAACGGGAGCCGGTGCCGGAGCTGGTGGCGGTGGAGGGGGAACTTCACCTGTGGTGTCTGTCCCGCTGGGGAAGGTGTAGTATCTACCGTCTTCGCCCTGTACCACCTCGTTACCTATTGCTGCTTCACCTTCTAATGTCCGCTGAAAGCTGGGGTGTTGGTTGCCTTTTAATAGCATTCCCGTGTCTGGAACCCTGCCGGTTGTACCCGGAGCTAATCCGTACTCCTTCGCCGTGTCGTAATCGTACCCCGTTCCTTCTGGGTCAAATGCTGGCGGGGCTTGTTCGAGAATCTGTTGCCTTACAAGATCGTCCTCCTGTTGGCGAACCTGTTGCTGTCCTATTGTCTGCTGCATCACAGACTCAAGGGAATCTATCTTGGCATTTAAAGTATCTATCTGCGCTTGCTTGGGGTCTTCGGGAGGCGGCTCGAAGGTGGCTGCGAACTCCATTGCTTCCTGCCATCTGGACGGTTCCTCCATTGGCGGAGGCCTTAACGGTTCAGGTGAAGTCGGCGGTGGTTGTAACGCTATCTCCTGTGGATAGACATACCCTTCCTCGAACACTTCCTTGCCCTCGGCCAACGCCGCAAGCTCCGGGTTGTAGGTGATGTGTTCCTCGCCACGATATGGGGGTAAGTCCTCGGTTGTTTTAGGCAACCTCTTCCCCATCTCCATTAACTGTTGTCCTCCTTTTTTCATGGGCCTGGTGCTACGCTTACGGGCAATCCGTTGGGGTCAAACCCTGCCGTGGTTCCTGCTGGTGCTGCGCCTCTTCCCTCCCAAAGCTCTCCGCCTCCACCACCGCCCATCGCACCCGTGGCATAAGCCTGTCCGATTGTTCCTGCTACATCTGCTATTCCTTTGCCTATGTAGGCTCCAGTTGGTGTGATTGGTGCGCTTTCAAAAGCAGTTGTTGTGGGAGCCTGACCGACACCCAGCCTGAACGGATTGGTTACACTAAACTTATCTGTGAACGCCTTGGTCTGTGCCACTTGTGGGGCTGTCTCAAATCCCATTGCCCTAGCCATCCCGGCATTAGCTTGATCCACGTTGGACAGTCTCAAGTCTCTCTCTTGGTCTTGTATCTGGAACTTCTCCTGCGCGTTCTTCAGGTTAGCCAAACTGGTAGCCAGCGCACCTTTCCCTGCAATCTGTTGACCAATCTGTAGTTGCCCTAGCCTGTTGCCATACCCTGTACCGACATAACCCTTCCGTTGGTTCTGGGCCGCGAACTGATTGAGTTGCTCTTGCTGTTTCAGCTTTAGGGCTTCGTTCTCTAAACGGGCAGCCGATGTTCTTTGATCCGCTAACGCTTGGAAGTCTCCTAATCTTTGGCTCTCCCGTGCGCCTGTGTAAATTCCTGTGATAGCCTCGGCTGCACCCTCTTGAGCTGGTCTGAATCTATCTTGAATACCACCAAAGACGGCAGCCAGTTCCTCTGGGGTTTTGCCCATGTTATATATGGACATTGCCTCCTTGGCTGTTGTTGACTCAAACGGCTTGGAAACCAGATCAACTAACCGGGACTCCAACATATCTCGGTTTCCGTCTGGCCCAAATGAGTCCACTCCTTGTGCGTCTGTAGTTATCCCCGGCACAACCACACCGCTTTCCTTCGCCAAGTTAATGAGTTGGGTGTCGCTCATCCCTCGAAGGTCTTGGTGGGAGTATGCCCCCTCTCGGAAGTACAACGGCAGTATCGCGCTACCGTATGCCCCCCTGGATTCTAGGAACCTCTCATAGTCGAGCCGGTTCTTTTCATCCATTGCAGCCTTGTTTTGCCTCTGTGCGTTCTTGGCAGCCTTCGATTGCTGTGACCCCGCATACGCAGACCCAGCGGCACCGATGACCGCACTTCCTACTATCGCTCCTGCAACTCCACTCATAATAATTCCTTTACATATACTTTCTCTTTAAGCTCGTATCCTGACTTGGTGTAGTATCTCTCCATTTTATCTGAGTTCAAGGCGAGTAGATGAATCATCCAAATTCTTTTAGCCCCCCTAAACTTTGCCTCTTGCTCAAAGCGAGTGAACAACTTGAGTCCACCCTTCCCTCTATGGTCTGGATCGACATACCAAAACGCTTCCAAGCAACTGACATCCCCTGTAATAAAATCATCATATATCGCACCCGCCATCGTCCCCTTAACCTCTCCACCTTCCACAAGGGAAAGGGCAACCCCTGTATCCATTAGCTTCACGACCCCGTCCTTGAACGAACTAGGACTAGGTTTCCCTGACAGTTTCCCCTCCTTAAAGAACTTGTGGTAGAGGGTGATAATGTCAGGCAGATCACGCAGAGTCGTTTGTCTTACCATTAAAAAAACATACCCACACTAACCTTCCATCTTCATTGCTCGTACCAAACCCTTCGTGGGGGTAGCGGCTATGGAAAACCTTCGTTGGGTAAACTATAAATCTGTTAAACTTCATACCGATAAACCCTGACATTTCCCAGAGTTCCTTGTCCTTCCAATCTGCTGTCAACTGCTCACCGAACTCCACCTGTGAAACACCTAAAGCATTCACCTCTTCATCTTCAGGAACCCTGTCCCACTTCATGTGCTTGTGCTTCCAGAATGCTGTGCCTCCCTTGGCTTGCTCATCCGTGTTCAGGTACAAAAGCCCAGCCCAATCAGCGCATATCTCGTCACTATGAACATAGCTATGGGGCATCTCACCCTCTAGGTTCTGGCGGAAGAAAGACATCTTGTGGGTGACACCGTTCATCAGCTTGTCCACTTCACCTTTCAGCTCTTCATCCTCGCCCATGTTGATGCCGGTATAGCTGAACCCATCTGGGCCGACCTCTTCCGTGAACCCTTCAGACACAACCCTGTTGCGTATCTCTTGGGCAGAGGAACTGAACTCGTCTTTAACCATTAGCGTCACGTTATATCATAAATAGCAGCCCAACCGTGGCCCCCACTTTGGCGGGTTGGCCGATCACCGGCAGCATAATTTCCATTCCCGCCGCCACCTCCAAACCCATATCCAAGGCCAGTTGATTGCTTGCCAGGAGCAGTAACGCTGCTAATGCTACCAAACCCAGGTGTTCCCTTGTAGCTTACGCCTCCATGCCCTCCCAAGTCGCCTGTTAGTGCTGATGCTCCCGGATAAACAACTCCCTTCGCGCCTCCTGCTGACCCTGGAACGGTTTTAAGGTTTTGTGTGCCACCTGAAGATGCCGAACCGGCTGACGAACTTGTTCCAAGATTACCTCCGTTTGCGCTGGCCTTGACTGTTAGGGTCAATACCCCTTGGCCGCCGGTTCCGGTAACCAGTTTAAATGTAGTAGCCTCCCCGGCAGCAGCGGTAGTGTTCCCCCAGTAGTCGCGGTAGTCGCTGGGCCCCCCCGCCGCCGGTGGTCCTCCAGTTCCAACATGAATCTGGTACACCTGGTTTGACGCCACGGTAAACTCTGACTCGGTGTATTCTCCTCCCCCGCCCCCGTAATGCCCGTAGCCGCTTGCACCTGCGCCCTGAAGGCACACTCGTATTTTTGTCACCCCGGTGGGAGGAACCCAGATTTGTCCATTAGAATCACCCGCATTGCGCATATTGGGAGTCACGACGTCAGCCGTAGGCTCTGTTAGCTCTATTAGTGGAGCTATTCCTATGTTTTGAAAAGATGGAGGTGCGTTGTTTGAGGTTGCGGTAAGTACCTGACCAGTTGATCCAGCAGGAATTAGAACAGGTGCGCCACCGCCGGTAGCAAAAGAGATAAGGTTGCCCGATGACTGAGTGGCTAACGCTGCAAGGGCAATGCTGTCTTCTACTCCTCCACCCAAAAGTTGAAACGCTGTGTTACTTAAATCGTACAGCATCCCCACCATTTCCCCTGCTTTTAAGTCCCCAGAAATAAGCGGTGTGTTCTTGTTTTTGTAGACACTCTTTGCTCCTAGCGAACCAGAAGAGCCGGTTACTTCCAATGTGGTTGCACCCGTGTTGGCATTTGAAACCTTAACAAGAAACAGCATCCCGTCCTCAAGCGCAGCAAGCCCCGCCGCCGTGAACGTAAGCGTATTAGCCGCCGACCCGCCATCCACCCCATAGTGTACTGACTTGATCTTGCTGTAGTCCACGCTGTTGGCAGACAAATCTCCACCGTCCACACTTAATGCCTTGAGACTGCCATCCTCATTGTGAGCCTCGTCAAACCGAGTGGAAGTACCTTCTATTGCGTCCTTCAGGTTGAGAAGGTTCATGTCCATCTCGGACGAGGTTAATGCTGCCCCCTTGTTGGTGGATGTGTCGCTCGCCCCGTATGCTGGGTTGGTAGCCGCGGTGTTGGAGGCCGTGGAGCGTGTGATGACTTTTACTGTTTGTGCCATTATGCTATTGCTGGTGTTCTAACTTCGCTGGAACTCTTGACTTTGCTGACATCGAATATCCTTCCCGCCAGCCTGACGTTGGTGGTTCCGTTTACCATTATCTCGTCTTGATAGAGATGTTGCCTGAAAAAAACTGGTATTAAATTCTGCCCCTTCGGGTTGGTGATCTGGTATGCAGAGCTTCCCGTGAGCGTGGTTGCGTCATCGTAAGGGTTCTCGTAGCCATAGACCTTTATGTTAAGGGTAGCGTTGTTATCCTGCTGACTTGCCAACTGAACCACATACGCCTTCAAATCCTTTTCATTATAGGCATCCCCAAAGTTAGCCAACCCACTCTTGATTGTACTGTTGTAAGCGGTCTGTGTTGCGTTGTAAGGGTTGGCATCTGTTCTGTAGTAGATGGCCTTCTTGTTGCTCCAAGTGCTTTGCGGTTCATTGGTCAACCCGTACCGAAGCACAACCCCGTTCTTGTTGCCCATGATGAACCAGTTCTGCTTGTCGTTGGGCGGCTTCTTGATTGACGCAGCAGCACCTATCTCTACAGCCGTGGTTGAAATGGTGTTGCTTATGTAGTCCAGACAGATTGACTTGTGTGTTGCGCTTGAAGCTGGAAGCCCAAACCAAATCTCGTTGGTCAACACGTTGTCGGCGGCGAACACATCGTCCGTCTTGGTTATGTCTGCCACATCGTAAAACAAATCCTTAACTGCTTGCCCAGGTATCAGCTCCTTCGGGCCTCTGGATGACAGGTCGAACGCATAGATATTGTCCCTGCCTACATAGATGTGAACAGATTCCTTAACGCTGACAAGAGTGTTCTTGTAGTAGAGAGTCTTTGAGTTGGGAACCTTGATGAGCCTGAACTTGAAAGGCGCAGTCACATTCCCTGTGTACTCTGCAATAAAGATTGATGTGTCCTTGTAGATGGCGAGCGAGTTCTGGAGGGGGGCCATGTTGACAATACCTGACCCGTCATCCTCTATGTCCTCGTAACCGATGATGCTGCTGGCCTCTGCTGTCTGCGATACAAGGGCTGAAGCAACAGTCGTAACAGCAGCCTCATGGAGGTACAGTTTTGCCCCGTCTATGTACCCTATCCTTGACGTAAAGTTTCCGCCGTTAGTTCCTGCTCCGATAATGGTTATCTGGTCGCCCTTGCTGTATGACTTAACCTTGTAGTCAAGGGTTAGGAGTGTACTTCCAGCGGTGATGCTTCCCTTGTTGGATGCGGAAAACTTTTTGGGATTGTTGATCTGGCTCCAGATTAGCCTCGCATGGTTTCGGGTGGTAGAGGTTAAGAGTTTCCCGTAAGTTCCTCGCCCTGTTGTTGTCCCCTCTTCACCGTTCTGAATGGTAGCTCCCGTTAGTGTTCCGTAAAGAGTGGTTGCAGTCTCGTTGGCGTTCGCTGAGAGGGTGAAAATACCACCTCCTGCAAACGTAATAACCGAACCGTTACTTAGGTCTTTGGGCAATGCCGTAACCGCAACCCCGCTACCACTTGTGTAGTCTGTTGAAGAGCCTATAAGTAATTTAATGGCTGTGCTTTTAACAGATGCGGGAAGTGTAATCTTCTTCCAGTTCTCAAAGTCTGCAATCTCTGTGATATCCCCAAGCATTAGGATTCCGTTGTAACTAGCAATGCAGCCCACCGAAGATACACCAGACTCCCTTAACTCATAGATCGGAACTGCTAAATGATCCTCACCCCTGTACACCACAGGCAAATCATAGCCGTTGTTAAATACGGTGTAGCCGTTCAGGTTTACCGCTTGCCACCTCTTGGCTCCGTTTGCTTTTGTGGTGAAACCCGCACCAATGGTGATCCAGTTTGAGTTGGTGCTTACAAAGTAATCTGAAGCAGACAGGTAGGTGGACTCCACATAGGCAGCATCATCCAGTTTCGTGTAGCGGTACAAGGTGGTTTCGGTTCCAACTATCAAAGCCGAGTCACCGTTAGGCCGCCGTGTCATGTGGACTAGATTGATTGCATTGCCTTGCGGGTTGTCAGGAAAGGCTTCCCCTCCGTTGCTCGACCCACCGGGGTTAAAGTATTCATGCCCCTCTCTCCTTACCTCCACATCGAGGTCACGCCGCCAATCCTGTTTCTCTACATAATTGGTAACGCCAGCAAGCTCCGCAGACAAAGCCGTGAAGAGCTGCCCACCATCCTTGGGCTTGTAGTTAACGCTCTTGAACAGGCTCTTTGTCTTGGCAGCCATTATGTTGTGCAAGCGGCCAAGGTTGAGCCTCCAGAAACATTTTCCTTTAGTCGCTCTCTACCGAAGCTGTTCACATACAACTCCTGTCTCTTCTTACGGAAGCTGGAATAGTAGGAGTCATACAGTTTCAAGTCTTTGTCCACCTCACGGGTGATCTTTGCCTTGCAGTATTCCGCTACCGCCTCGGCCATGGGAAGGTCGTAAGGAACCGTGTCACCATCTGCGTGTGAGGCATCTGCAACAGAGTAAACAATCTCAAGTACCTCCTTGTCATCAAAGCTGGGATACAAATAGAAATCACAGGCCCGACTCGTTCCCTCACTCAAGCCAGAACCAATGGCGATCAGCGTGGCCCCGGCTTGGATCAACGGGTTGGCGCAGATCATGTCGTTGCGGTTAGCCCAAGGGTAGTTCTCTACTGGGGTGCGATTGCAATGAGTTGCTGCTGTTGCTGCCGGGGTTGCTGTTACCGCTGCGGTAGTTTCATAGTTGAGCCGGTAAGCCTCCTCTATTCTCTGATCCAGTAGTGCGGCTGCTCCTCCCGGCAGGAATCCTGTGCTTGCGTTCCCGTCTGTACCTAGAAGAAGGAACCCGGAAGGTGGCCCCGATTGCGTGGTGTACTTGGCTGTAGCCTTAGTGATGTAGTAATCGACATGGGACAGAACCTCTACCACCGCGAGCTGGGTCATCCTGTCTAGGTAACTGGTCCCCCCAGATGTAGGGGAAGTTGCCACACCCACGCGAACACCGTCCACCGTGAGAAGTTCCTTAACTGCTGTCTTAAATTGTAACCAAGTCATTTGAGTTTCGGTTTCTTGTACCTCTTTGCCTTAACCATTAAGTCTGCTGCTAGTTCAGGGTTCGATGTCTGGTTCCCAATGGCTGCTGCCTTACACTCGCTGTATGTTGGGTTTCTTTCCTTGAGTATATCTAGTCCATGACTCCTCCAGTATTCGTTAATGGCATCCCCCTCCCTTTGTGTTTCAAATTTTCTTTGCTGGTCGCCCTTTGCGTTTAGGGGGTTCAACCTGTTGGACTTCGAGGACATCATCGACTGACTCCTTGGGAGCTGGAGGGGCCACATGACCCACAGCTTGTTGTTCCGACGCGGCGTTCAAGTTTGGAGAGGTAGCTTGCCTCACCGCTTTTTTTTTCAGGAAGTCATTGTAGGTTCCCTCTGAAATTTCCTTAACTTGACCGTCATCAGCCAACTTGGATAGGGCGACAATCTCACCATCTGATTCAGTCTTGTAGACCCCCCTCCAGCTTCCGCCTGTGACCTCAATGGCCTCAAAGACAAAGGTGAATCCGTCCATTTGCTTCCCGCTCATCGGAGAACCGGCGTAGTATTTAGCAGCCATAGTTAAGAACCTAGTTATAGGGTAACATTATTTCAAGGAAAAAAAAGGGCCGAGGCTTTTACACCCCGACCCCAGTAGCAGAGACAGAACAGGTATGGAGCAAAAATTAGCTGTTACTATGAGTGCTGAGTGCGACCCACTTGGTTCCTGTCCACATCAACGTGATGCTATCATCTTCGCTGTCCAAGCTGAAGTCAGCCCCTATTTCTAGCGTCGAGCCGGGGTCTGAGTTGTTTTTAACGACAACTGTATCACCGCCATCGGCAGCCATTAAGACAAGGATTTGCCCTGCCTGAGTGCCACCGCTAATGGTGGAGAGGTTATCAGTACTGGCAGCACCTTCTGTCGCAACCAGATGAAACGAATCGGTAACAGTAATCGCCCCGGTTGCTATCGTTAGAGTCGCGCCTTTGGAGAGGATTCTGCCTTTTTCGATGTGGCTCTTTACATCAGTCAGAGTATCGTATGGTTTAATCTGTGGCATAATATTTAATGTTAAGGGCAGGGGCCGGTTAAGACCCCCACCCAATGTTAATCCTTTTCTTAGGTGATTGTTACGTCAGCCCCGGCAACACTCACACTAGGCGAGGCATCGCTGAAGTTTTCAACCAAAGCGTGACGGTTGGTGTTACCTACACGCACCTCGTATGTCTTACTATTCAACTGATAGTGGGAGACATTGGGCTGAATGACACAGTTGTAGAGGTCATCAGCGGTGTTGGTCTGACGCTTCACGCTCGCAGTCTTGAGGACGTTGATCTGAATGTCTGACCAATCTATCAACCAGAGTTGGCGACCGATGTTCTTGTTGGTCGTGGTTCCGTCCGTGGCCGACAGGGTAGCCCCCAGCTTATCATCAAAGAACGTATCCGTGAAGACAGCCAAGCTGCACCCTTGATCCGGCAAGTCGTACTTGTTGTACTCAAGAACCACCTTGCCCTCGAACGTAATCTGCTGCTTGGGCTGCATGAACAGCGTCAGGTCAGCGGAATACTTGGCCTTGTAGTATTTGGTCATCAAGTCCCGAATCTTGGCAGCGGTAAACCGATCCGTCATGGCGTCGATGGTATCCACCGTGCCACCAGAGTTCTCGCGTTCGCGCTTCAGCATATAGATAGACTCGAACAAGATATCCAAGTTCAATGCAGCGCCCGCGTTATCCCAAGTGCGTGAGCAATCGTTCAACTGGGTACGAATACCAAGCGTGTTGGACTTGTACTCAATCGTCGGAACAGAACTGCAACCATCAAACGGATGTCCGCCGGATGGGTTCATTCCTTGGCCAGTATTAGGATCAACAACCGTAGGCAGACTTGTGTAAGTCTCAACCGTCTGGTTGCCGTTCATCCTCTGCCCGTAGAACACAGAGTTCATAAAGGCATTCTGCTGGTAAGCCTCCTGTTGCTTGCGCTGTTGGGCGAGTGGCAACTGGCGGAACTTCTTGAAATACTCCGAAGTCAACGGAGCTTGCAGGGCTTTGAGGTACTCCTCATTGTACTGGTGTGTCCACCGTTGAGTTTGTTGCCAATATTCTATCAACGTAAGATCGTTAACGGCTGGCCCTTGGTGACACCACTTCTCGTAGTCGCTCACCGAGTTGCCCATAATCATGCCTGTACCAAGAGCAACCTCGTAACCAAGGTCAGCCTTCTCGGCATTAGTTAACTCTGTGATAGCGGGACTAGCTTGACCGTGCCACTTGATGTCAAGAGAATCGGTTGCGCTGCTAGAAGCATAATCACTTGGAGCAACAACTAGCCGTGCCTTGGAAACCCCGCCAGCATCTGCGTTTTCAGCAGCGTAAACCTTATACTGAATGTAAGATGTGGCCTTGTCCGCAAGAGTGGCGTTAGCTCCAAGCGACCTTCCGCTAACCATCACATTGATGTATGAACCGGGGTTGAAATACTTCTCAAGGTTTTGAACCTGACTCTTGTTGAAGTTAGTCTTCTCAAGGGCGTGAGTTCCTCCACCGGGAGCCGCATCCGTTCCAGCGTTGACGGTCATCACAAAAGCAGATGAAGGAATCCATCCGTATGTGGTGTTGTTCGTTGCTGGCCCTATCGTGAGGGTCATGGCGCTGAAGTTTCCAGTTGGGACCGCGTTGGTGTTATCCGTAACCCCGGCAACCGAACGACCTTCAATCTGGAAGTAGTTAAAGTTCAGCGTGTTCCTGCGTGGAACCAGAGTGAACGGGGCAATCACAGACTGCGAACCGCCACCAGATTTCTCACCCAAGGCAACGTGCTTTGAAAGTAATAGGTCATACAGGGATTTTTCGTGCATACCGGCAAGGCGAGCCTCGGCAGTTTGTGCGATGATCCTGTCCATCCCGACTTCTTTGGCTGCTTGAGCCTCAAAGTCGCTGCGTTTGAAGGCCGTTATGTTGGCCCTTGTCAGCGAGCAGCCTGTGGATTCATCGACAAGAATATGCCGAGGAGTACAGTTGTTAGTAATTGCGCCCGCTACAGGTGTAAGCGTTGAATTAGCCATAATATATTTTACTGTTATCTACCCACATTTAGGGTAACAACAAGACTACGCTTGGCTTATGGCTAAACGCTGAAGTTTTAGAAAAAACCTAGAAGAATCTTTATTTTTGCAGGAGGTTTTTAGATTCCACTACTCTGTGGATACTGGGGAGAAGTCCATGCCCAAGGTTTTTACCAAGTCTTCACCGAATGATATGTCCTCTGCGCCCCCGGATTCCGCAGCTCCAGGTGACTTGGCTGTCCTCGCTTTAGGTGTGGTTATAGGCTTGGCATCCTCCTTAACTTTCCCTGTCTTTGTGGATTTCTTTCCCTTGCCCTTGGTGAATCCCATCTTCTCAAGCCGGTTATACTCTGATTCAACCTGTTTTTTTGCGGTATTAGAGAAGAAGTTGTTGAACATTTGCAGCACTTCATCGGGGCCGAACGTCCAGTTTTCAGTTGGATTACCCTGTGCAGCATAGGTGGCGGGGGTCATAAAGTTTTTGTTATCCCTCACCAGATGGTTGCCTCCTTTCTGCGAGAACACGTTGGACTGATGGGTAACGAAATCCACGATCCATTTCTGGGTGGAGTCGCTGCCGTCCCATGTCTTCATCCCATAGTACAGGTCAAGGTATTCCTTCCCTATCCCCTCGGCCTGATCTAGCTGTTGCTTGTAGATGGATTGAGCAAACTCGTCCTCTGTCTCCCCTGATTGCTTCAGGTTTTCGGTGAACTTGGAGAACTTCTTCTCGACGGTGGGCTTCGTCTCCAGCACCCGCATCTTCTCCTTGAGGGCGTTGATCTCGGAATCCTTTTCGGTGGCTACCTGTTGAGCAGCCAAGTCCGCAATCATTTCCCTTTCGAGTTTCTTGTGGCCGGTTAGCTTTGGCTTGTGCTTGGCGACAAACTCTTGGAAATCTGTGTCATCATCACCAAACGACCCGTCACTTTCAGATGCGTACTTATCCAGTTTGCCGTAGAAATCTAGCAGCTTTTTGGATTGTCCTTTGTATTTGTCCGGGTGTTTTCTTTCAGCAAATCGCGCCAGTTCAAGTTCCTCAAGTTGTTCAGGGACCAAGCTAGATGTGTCCTCCTCTGGTGCTTGATCTGGCTGTTGTGCTTGTTGCTGCTGTGGCGGTGTGGGGGTTGGTCGCTGCCTTGATACCTCATCGCGGACAGTACGCCGTATCTCTTCATAGTCTACCTTGGGAGCTTTGTAACTGACACGCTTCTTGGGCTTCTCCTCTGCTACCTGAACTTCTTGTGATTCTCCCCCCTCGCCCCGACCTTCGGCCTCGTTTGCCACGCTCCCTTCTTCTTCTTGGGTTTCTTGCTCTGGTTCTTGCTCTTCTTCACCTTGTTCTCCTTTCTCTTCAGGGGTTTCTGTTTCTTCTTGAACCACCCCAAGGTCTTGAAAGAGGGAATCCATAAAGGACTCTGGCTCTTCTGTCTCTTGGGTTTCTTCTACTTGCTCTTCTGTTTGTGGCTCTTGCTCCTCTACCTGTTCCGCTACTGCGATTTCACTCATTGATTTTATTGCACCATAGGCATTTGTTGTTCTGCTTCTAACTCTGCTGCTGCTTCAGCTTCCATTGGGGCGGCTGCCTGTGGTTGTTGTTGGCCTCCCAATAAATCCCTTAACCCAGCTATCTCTTGGGCGTTAGTCTGTACCGCACCGATCACTTGCTGGACAACTCCTTCCATCTCCTTGTTCGGCCCACCCAGTTGGTTGTCATCTCCGGGTGCTACCTCCAGCTTGATGTCTGTTGCCCCTGACTTACGGGCTATCTCGTTAAGCAATTCGTAGTATTTGTCCTTGCCTAATGCCTCAAGAATAACAGGTGTCGAGCTGATAATCTGGAACAACTGGATCAGGGCTTGGGCCTCCTGCACGTTCGAGCTTCGTTCCGATCCGTCTCGGCTTGTGAAGATGTAGTCGTGTATCAGATTCTTCTTACTGCCTATAACGGTATGCCTTCGCTCAAGGTCAGGCGACATAAACTCCAAGTCCTCTGGGTCTATCTCGAACCCTGCTTGTTCAATGATTGCAGGGCTGTACCGATTCTTGACCGGCAAATGGATTGTATTACTGCCCATGCTCATCAGGCTTTCGTAAACCACCCGCTTCATGGCTGCTCGTCCCTCATCAATAGCCTCGGAGATAAAGCTGTAGACCGATTCAGTCGTGTTGTTGATGGTCATTATCTCGGTGGCACTTGTTTCCCTTGGCGCGGGTTGCCCCTGTTCCTGTGGGCTTAATGCCATCAAGCGTTCGGCCATCATCAGCAGTTGGTTGATCGACTGAAAGATGGTGTTAAGGTTCCCGTTGGGTTGGCTCCGAATAATCTTGAACACATTGTCGGGGCTGGTGTCCATCCCAAGGTTGGCGAGCTTCGAGAAGGATGTCTCCAGCACATGGGTCGAGGCGTAAAAGTTATCCCCCTGCATGGTATCCCTGAACTCATCCCTCACCTTCATCCCCTCTTCTGTGTCAGGGAATATGTCCGTATTCAGTACCCCTACCGAGAACATATCCGCCTTGGCTGTCTCAAGTAACTGGCTGAACAGGTTGGATAACTGATCTTGAAACGGCATCAACTCATGGGCTACCGATATGTTTCTCAAACGGTTGTCGTTCTCGTTGAATGCAAATACGGCAGCCGGTGAGGACGGGAGGAACTCGGCAAAGATCACCGTCGAATCACCAGCTACCCGGAGATGAACCCAGAGGGGGTAAGGGTAGTCGCCTACACCCCATTGGTTGGGAATCATCTTCCAAAAGTAATCTGTAATAAACACAGAGGTATCCGTCATCTCACCAGAGTAGATGCCCACCGTGTTCTTTCTGTCGTTCCAACTGGTCAGGTCATCCTCTGTATGGGGCGGGACAATCTGCGTGTAGTAGGTGTTGAAGTAGGTGCTGTACTGGGTAAACAAGCCAGCCGTTGCAGATGTGTACCCCACCGAGTCCCGGTTGAAATACTCAGGGTTCTGCATTACATCCCCGTATCTTGCTATGTCCCAGAAGCCAATGTATTCGCTGCCAGTATCGGTGTTAACGGATGTCAGAGGGGAATCGTTATCCCAGAACACACGGCTTGGGTGCGGGTTGATCCAGCAGATGCCCTCCTTGCTGACGGTGGTCTTAATCCTTTGCCCACCCTCCATCTTGAACTCGGCATCGCTTACATCCTTCTCCCATTGAACCTCCCTCTCCCAAGCAGCCCTTGGAAATGCTACAGCGTGACCGTACAGGAACATATCCCGCATGATCTGGGTCTGGAAGTGGCGGTAGTCATACTGGTCGGCCATGATGTCCACCCTTTGAGACAGTACATCTGCCCTCAACTTACCGGCGGCGCTAGTTCCCCTTGGTTGATACTTAAAGAATGGGTACAGGTTGTTGTACTTGTTGACCTGTGCCGCCAGCCGACGAGTGACAAAGCTCCTCACTAGGTTGATGTTCACCTCGAAGAACTTTGGTAGGTCAATCTCGGTGGGCTTCCCGGCGGCATCTCGCTTCACATACTTGTCAGTAATCTTGAGCTTGCTTAACTCCTTGGCGCAGGACTCCACGTTGATCCTCTTCTGCGCGTACATGATGAGGGGAATGTTCCTGCTGTTGATGGGTGAACTGTCCCACGCCAGGTCTACGCTGCTGTAAAGGTGGTGGTTGCGTAGGCTGAAGGTGATGTGTTCGGTGATCCTTGAGGCGATTAAATCCTCTGCCTTCTCCCTTCTCTCAACGTCCTTCTCCAATGCCCTGACATCATCCTTTGACATCTTATCAAGAGCCACCTTGCTTGGTAGCTTGGCTGTGAAGAGTTCCCTTAACCGCTCGTTGGTGGTTCCGTGTGCCTTTAGTACATCAAAATCAATCATATCTTGCTTCTATTTCGGAGCGTTCCTGTAGGTAAAACAACAGAGCTATGTACGAGGGAACCCTCCCTGACCTCATCCACATCCTCAATCTGTTGACAGGGATACAGCTCCTTGCCGCCAGTTCCTCCACGGTTACATTCAGAAAAGCGCAACATCTTTTAACCCTGTCCCTGTCCCAACCCTTGAGTACCCCGGCCTTGTCGTGGATTCTCTCAAGCAGGAAAGTTGTGGCATTAGTAGCTATCTTCTTTACCGCCCATCATTACCGCCATTACGGGGGACTCCTCATCTTCATCCCCTTCTTCATCCTCATCGTCAGCATCGGCGTGTTCCACAGATACATCCTTGATTGAGAAGACAGCCTGTTCGTCAGTTAATTCGTCCAAGGTGGCTGTTATTTCCATCTTGCACTCATCGCCGGGAGCCTTGCTTGTGATGTACTCGGCCAGTTCCTCGTCATCCGCCAGGTCTAAAACTACTTTGTCCGTCATGTTGACCATTCCTGTTTACTACTCAATTTTAGGGTAACAATCAAGGGTTTCCGCAATGAATTAAATTTGGCCTTATGTCCGCCGCTCTTGGTAATTGGGAGTTATTGTTCAGGTCGAGCTTAAACATGGGGTATGTGATGGAGTCAAACTTGTGGATGTATTTGCTCCGCTTTGGTTTTGTCGGGGCTTTCTTGTCAGACTCCAGATTCATTAGCATATCCACGGAGTTAGTGCAGAGAGCCGACACATAGAACTCATCCTGAAAGAGCTTCCCTGATAGCAGCCTGACCCTTGCCTCCACGCTGCCATGCCCCTTGGGACACCCAACCATCTTGATTCGCCCATCGCTGAACCGCTCGAAGTCCCAGCTATCGTAGCTTCCTTCCCCGCCGGGATGCCATTGGTTGATAGCACTTGAGTCGGTGATGTGTTCATAGGAGAACTCCGTACCCATCTTCTCGTTCCAGTAGTCCATCCGTTGCATAATCTGCTGGGCCAGCCGCTTGTAAAGGTGGCGTTCCCCTAGATAATCCACCTCATCAAAGGCAATCCATAGGTTTCCGCGCTCGGTGGGTATCATCTGAAGGAATGTCACGGCAGAGTAAACCTGTCCCAAGTCATACCCTATGATGATTGGATGCCCCACCTTTGGCATGAGTCCCTTCCCGCTGATCTCGTCCCCTTTCTTGTGCAGTTCAGGCGAGAAGTATTCCTTGAACAGCGACTCCCCCGTGGGTCTGTCTACCCATTCCCCTTGGATGAGCCGCCGCCACTCTACGGGATCAGAACGAAGGATGTCCTCCAAGCTCTCAACATAACCAGGGGGTAGCCTCTTGGCATTCTCCCGCATTGGAACATGGTAGACCTTAAAGTTCTTGTTCCTCTTGCCCTTGTCATCAACGCAATCCTCGAAGAACTGCTTGTAAACCCAATGGCTTGGCCCCTCTGGGTTGCAGCTCGCGCAGTATTGCTGTGGCCCCTCTATCCCTCTGCGCCTACCCAACTGGGCGGCAGGGTATCGGAAGTATTCCACCCCATCGCATTGGGTTAGCTCGTCCACATAGCAATGGCTGGGGGCTGGGCCTTTGATCCTAGTCTCGACTGCCCCTGAGTAGGGAATCGAAACCAGAAGCAATTTGCTCCAGCCCCCGAACCGATTGCGTATCCACCTGTGTCTGTCCTTCGTATTGGGGTCAAGCTTGGATACCGTGTACTCTAGCCCTATGCCTTCCTCCCATTGTGGAAGTACCAGCGTGTCCAGATCATGCCAGATACCCTCCGACCCAGTACGGATTGAAGGGGCAAGGATAAGGACTAGGGCATTGTTCTCTTCGTAGGCGTGTCGGGTCAGTTTGTGGGCAAAACCAATGGTCTTACCGCTACCTTTCTCACCGTATCCCAACACATACTTTGACGGGTCGTTAAAAATTTTCTCTTGGGTTTTGTTCAGGTCAGGGAACCAATCAGTTTTAGGTGGGGTCGGCTCTGTATCCATCACAGCTCCGGCGATGGCCTCGATCTCCTCATCTGAAAGGTTGGTCTTACTTGGCATTCTTGCTGACCTCGACCTTACCCTCAGTCTTAATCATAATGTTATTCATGGGGGCAAACCCCGGCTTACCTGATGGCCCCTTGCCGTTGCGCTCCTCGGCCTTCTGTTTTATCTGTGCATCTATCAGCGCACCCTTGATGACCTCCCGGTTGATCTCATTACGCAGCTTAACCGTATTAAACAGGGCATCATACAAGGTTTGTTCCCTCTCCTGCTCCTGTCCCTCTGCCAGTTCTCCTCTGATTTCCCTGAACACCACGCCCAACTCCATGAAATCCTTGAGCAATCCGCCCGTGGTCATCTGCCTCATCTGGCCAAGGTGCGCTGCCGCAAATGCTGATGTGGCTATTGCCTCCTGCTTGCACTCACCCTTTATCCCGACAGCCTCAAGCCCCCTACCTAGCGAAGCCTCCTCCTCTTTGAGCTTGGCCACGAACTTATCGGCTGGGTCTTGGCGGTGGATCACATCTGTTGAGGTTGGAACCTTGACATCCCCGTTGCCCCACTTTAAATTAAACTCTGGGTCTGTCTTGATTAGCTTCGTGAGCTTGTAATGACTGATCCCGACGAGATTGGCCGCTGTATCAATAACGCCGCTGGACTCATCCAATGCAATATGTATCGCCTTGCGCTCGCCGTCAGTTAACTTCATGCCGAAATGTAGTGCCTCTCTGTTGTCCTCTCTGAGCTATGCCCTAAATCCCTGGCGATCTTGGCCAACTTCCCTCCGGCTTTCTTCGCGTTGGTGGCAAATGTCACCCTAGTGCAATGGAAAGTTTTCCCCTCTACACCATGTTTCTTCATCAGCCTCTTGAAGCTCACGGAAAATCTAGCCCTGTTCCCCTTGTTGTATTCGCTTTGCTGATAAGGAAACAGGTAGGTGTCATCTTCCATCGGGACAGACATGATTGCTTTACGCAGGGCAGGACTCATCTTGAGCTTCACCCTCTTGTCCTTCTTGTCTGTCCATACGGTGATCGTGGATGAGGTTAGGCAGTCCCACTCAAGCTGGATAATGTCGCC